CATCTCTTACGCTGATAGCGATTTCCATAGCGGTACAATCTATCGCGCTTGTAACTTTAAGTATTGTGGACTTTCAGACTCAAAAAAAGATTTCTACTATGCAGACGGAACTAAACATTCTAGAGGCAAAGTTAAAGGTGCTGCAGGAGAATGGAAAGAACGCTCCCGCAAACACCGATATGTGATGATATTTGATAAGAGTCTAGAACTCTTATGGATTTGATGCTCTAGTATTTTCTGTTTTAATTAAATTATCATTTACATATTGAGATGATTGATCATAAACCATTTCCCTTTTAATATCAGTTATAATTTGTTGTAAGTAAATAGACTTCAATACGTAAATTGATCTTTTGTCGTTATTTTTTCTTACTTCGTATTCATAATTTGATATACCAACAACAGGATTTTGCAAATCAACTACATTAGTTCTGTTAAAAGTTAGAATAGATCCAGAAGATATTGGTGATGTAATTGGTGAAGAAAGAGTAATATTTGTAGTATTGTTATTTACACTAACTTGAGAAATTGTAATTTTGTCATTTCCATTTAAAATTAAATCTCCAGGATATATTATGTTTGTAACTCCTGTTATTGTAATTGTCTGCGCTCCAACATTAGCATTTGATGTAGAAGTATTGGTATAATTTTTTAAAGATGTATTATTTGTATAAATGTATTGACCTTCACTGTATTTAAAATTAAAATTAGCATCAACAACTTTACCCGCTGGTAAAATTAATTTATCATTAAAATCTCTTACTTCCTTTGTTTCGTAGTGGTGAATTGCATTCAGATCTAGACCATAAACTTGTTCTGCATAATCATAAAGATCTTTGTCTGAAAGTGGCCATTGATCTCTAACTCTGGTGATGTTGGCAATTATTAATACAACCCAATCATATTGAGAACTTCCGTATAATTCTTGTGCTACTGTTTCAGGTCTAGCACCATCCACAATTTGATATTTGTCGAATACGGTAAAAACATCTTTTAAATCATCACGAAGTTTAACTCTTCGAAATAAATTTTTAACAATCAAATAATCACTAGATGACGTTTTATCTGATAAAAAAGATTGATATTCTAAATTTGGTAAAATTCTAAAGTAAGACATTAGTATCCAACTCCTTCTTTTCCTTCTGTGCCGGTATAATCTTCACTGTAAATTGGCGATAGTTCTTGAAACTGTAAAGTCATTTGCATATGAACTGGAGTAGCATCTGAATATGTTGCATATTGACCAGATCCAGTATAATTAACGCTAAATTGTGTTAGAGCGCATGGTTTGAATCGGTGTAAAAATGGATGTTGATTCCCACCGCTCATGTATTGTAACTTAAAAACATTCGGTGCTTTAACAAAAAGACCACCCCCATTAGTTTCTGGTGTCCCTTTTTGGGGAGTCATATTTATTTTAAAGGTTCTAATAATTTCTTTAACTCTTTTTGATTCAGTTTGAGATCTAGGAACTATATCAAATGTGAATTGGAACGCAGGTCTCATTGATACTCCATTGAAGAGTAATTCAACATTTTGGTTGAATACTGTTCCAGTTGCTCTTGAAAGTGTTGAATTAATATCTCCTTGTCCTGTTAATGCTTGAATTGCAGCTGCTGCGGAAACTGCAGCAGTTGCTTGCTGCCCTTCTCCTGTTTGAATTGCTGATCCAAGATCTCTAAAAGTTTTTAAAAATGAATTTCCTAAAGCTTTTGCTATGTTATCGCTTAAAACTGCTTGACTGGCACCAGAGGCAAGAGCTGCTGATACTGGATTCATTGTCCCACTAGTCCAATCTGCTCCATTATTATCTTGAATGTTTGTTGGCATTGGAAGTATAATCGTTCCAATTACTCCAATTACTGTGCTTTGTTGCAATGCCTGTTCTGTAGTTCCTAAGGCAAATCCTCCCGTCAAACCAAGACCAGGTGGTTGATATTTTAATATTTGGATCTTAAGATAGTCGTCCTGAGGCCCAATATTTTTAATTGGATATCGGAGTTCTGCCATTTATTTTTTTAATTATTTATTGTCAATTTTGGATTAATTTACCATAAGAAACTGATCTTAAAGTCGCAAACTCTTGTTGACTCAATTCATACAATCCACTAACTAATCGATCACCATCTTCAGTATTATATTGTCTAATTTTTCCAAGATGATAATTAAATCCCCTAAATCCTTTTGGTAACATATCTCCAGCAAGAATTAATGGATGTTGATCATAAAGAATTCCTGGAGTTTTAGCATAATAAATGAAAGTATAGTATCTTCCTGGTGATGGATATGATCTTTCTGTCCCACTTAATCTAGATAATATTTCATCCATCAATCTTTCTGGTTTTTCCGTTTGAAATAATGATTCTTTGAAATCTTTAAAACGATTTGTTCGTATTTTTCCATCAATTCTTCTTGGTGCCTTTGGATTAGCATCAATATAATCAGAATCATTCTTGATAATACTGATTAATTGCTCTTTTGTTAATCGACGATATCCACCTAGTTTTCCAGCACCACTTGCAGTCGTATAATAAATTGTATATCCTTCAGCAATTTCAATTAACTGATCTTTCGTGTAATCTTTTAATGGTTTTTCGTATCCTGTGAGTGCCATTACTTAATTTTTAATTCGTGTTCTGTGATTATTTTGAACTCATAACCACGATCAGCACACCATTCTCGTGCTGCTTCCCACTTTGATTGATTTCTAGCATACTCATAAACCTCACTAATATATCTCTTCGTTTGTCTTTGAGGTTTAGTAGGTGGAACAGTTTGCTTTGATGGTTTAATCTCAATCATATATTTTTTAGTTGATCCATTCGATTCTTTGACTTTTATGAGGAAGTCTGGAAAGTAACGGTGTATCTTTCCATCTATTGGTGAGCGATAAGGAATACATTTTTCCTCACTTTGCCATTCGATTATATTTTCATTCAAATCACAATACACACAAAACTTACGTTCCCATAAAGAACGATAGATGATGTTTGTTGGATCTCCTTTATATTTTTCTGGGTATGATGGTTTGTATTTTCCCTTATATGACATCTAAATACTTACAACAAGAAACTCATAATAGGTATTTAGAGAGTGGCAACACCCCGTAGAATATCAGATATTAAACCACTATTTACTAATCTTGCACAAACTTCTCATTATCAAGTACTATTTGGTGGTTTGCCTTCACAATTAATATCATATCTTGGAAATCGAGGGGTTGATTCTAGATTTATTGCTGAGGACGCTGGATTGTTATGTTTTAATGCTTCTCTTCCAACATCACAATTTGCTACAGCAGATATTGCTGGTAATTATATTGGAATGACGGAAACGTTTGCACATCGTAGGGTGTATCAGGACATTAGTTTTGAATTTTATGTAGACAAAAATTATAGAACACTAAAATTCTTAGAGCATTGGATGGAGTTTATTGCCAGTGGATCTTCAAATCCAATTGATAGTCAATTAAAGCCAATCAATCAAAATGTTGATCAGGCATATTTTATAAGAATGCAATATCCAGAATATTATAAGTCAAATCAAACTAAAATTATTAAGTTTGATCGTGATTATCAAAAAGAAATCGAATACACTTTTATCGGATTATATCCTTATAATATTGCATCTATTCCAGTTTCATATACACAATCTGATGTAATGAAAATGCAGGCAACATTTAAGATAGATCGTTACATTGTTGGTAAATCTTATAGTATTAATTTTTATAATGGAACTTCTAATAATAAATCTTCAAATCAATCAACACAATCACAACAAACTTCAACTCCAACTCCACTTTTAGTTCCAAGATCTCCAGGATCTATACCTTCAAATGGCGTTCAACTTTTTCCAGCAGGTCAAACATTATATGAATCACTTTACGGAACAGACCTTCAAAAGTATAGATAAATAATTTTATCTGATTTGTAGGTGAATATGCCATTACCCAAGATTGCGACGCCTTCGTATAGTTTAGAAATTCCATCTCTTAAAAAAGAAATCAAATATCGTCCCTTTCTTGTAAAAGAAGAGAAAATTTTAATTATTGCAATGGAAAGTGAAGACCCAAAGCAAATTGCTGATGCTGTTAAAACCGTAATTAGTAATTGTATTTTAACGAAAGGGATCAAAGTTGATCAACTTGCAACTTTTGATATTGAATATTTGTTTCTTAATATTCGTGGAAAGTCAGTTGGTGAAAATGTTGATGTTTTGATCACATGCCCCGATGATGGAAAAACACAAGTTCCAGTTAGTATTAATCTTGATGAAATTAGAATTAATGCAAATGAAGAACACTCTAGAGATATTAAATTAGATGATAATTTAACTCTTAGAATGAAGTATCCATCAATGAAAGAGTTTATCAAAACAAACTTTGGAAATGATTTTAATATGAGTGTCGATGATACTTTTAATCTCATTCTTTCTTGTATTGAGCAGGTTTACAATCAAGAAGAATCTTGGGGAGCATCAGATTGCACTCAAAAAGAATTATCAGAATTTATTGAACAACTTACTTCATCACAGTTCAAACAAGTTGAAAGATTTTTTGCAACGATGCCTAAACTTTCTCATACACTCAAAGTCAAAAATCCAAACACTGAAGTTGAGAGTGAAGTTTTATTGGAAGGGTTGTCAAGTTTTTTCGCTTAGGTATGTCTCATGAAAATCTTGAGTCATACTATAAAACTAACTTTTCACTTATACAACATCATGGTTGGTCTCTTACTGAAATTAATGAAATGATTCCATGGGAGAGAGAAGTTTATATTTCTCTTTTGAAACAATATATTGAGGAAGAAAATCTAAAAAATCAACAAAAATAAATTATTTTATTTTTTTAACTGATACAATGTCTTTATGTTTTTTTCTGATTCCTAGATAAACCATATGAATATTCCCACAACTATAATTATTTTCTTTTAACCAATTAGACAATCCACACATTGTTATTGTATTTCCATTTGAAAAAGTAAGTTCCCACCAATTGGAATTTGGATGCTTTATTCCAGAACGAGATTTACTCATTTTATATTTTGTTTCTTGTGATGCTTTTTTGCCATAATTAGGATTATTTTTCCCAATATTTGCTTTTCTTAATTTTTCTTTATGTTCATCCGAAAGAGTTTTCTTTTTGTTTATTTCGCTTAAGTTTCTTTTAAATTCTTCACTTCGCACAGCACCAGAAGCACCTTCTCCACCATCAGTTCTATTATGAAGTATTCCTGTTCCTAAATCTTTTCTACCAAAAATAGCAATCATATAAATTTCATGTTTAAATGCTTCTTCTTCAGTTAAGTTTTGTTTTAGAAATATTATTCTGGATTTATTTTTGGGAACATGTAATTTTTTATGTGATTTATATAATCTTTTTCCTTCACCTTTACCAATATAATAAGGGGTTTTATCTTCACGCAAATATGCATAAGTATAAAACCTGTTAGGATTTACCATAACCGCTTTTTAGTTGACTGCATTAATATTTATGTTATAGAGGAGAGGATTTCTCCTCCCCAACCTGTAGAGATTGCAGTCAACTTCAGGCAATTTTATTTATAGTCAATAAATAAAGTATATTGAAAAAAACTTAAAAAGTAACATAAATGGCTGAGTTAGATCCCGAAAAAGTTGGTAGGTCTGGAATAGATCCAGGAACGGGAGCTCCCCTGTCTCAAGAAGTTAGAAATGCACTTTTAAAGAAATCAATAATTGATCAATCTGTTTTTAGAAATCAATTATTAGAATCTGAAAATAGAAAAAGAGAAATTGATAATCAAAACGTTAGAGTAATTCAGTCTCAAGAGCAAGCACTCTTGGGATTTAATTCTAATATTCAAGCGTTAAGAACAGATATTGGAAAGTTAGGAACAGGTCTTGCAAATATTGCTCTGCTTTTACAGCAAGATAACGCTGAGGAATTATCAAGAGCAAGAGCACAACAAGAAAAAGAAAGAAGATTAGCAGAACAACAAGTTAGAATTGGTAAAGAAAATGAATTAGAGCAAAAGATACAAAATGCTCTTGTTACTCCAGTTCAGAAGTTAACTCCAAAGA